AAGTAGTAAGATTAAAAAAGTAAGTTATGGCAGTTTTATTTATATCCGAGCAATACGTTAAGAACACTACTCTAATTGACGAGAATGTAGATGTTAGACTTATATTACCAAGTATTAAAGACAGCCAGGAGTTAAGGATTCATCCAATATTAGGGACTCCATTCTATGAAGATTTAAAAACTAAAATTACTGCTGGAACTTTAAACAGTGATGAGGTTAATTTATTAGACACCTATATAGCTCCAGCTATGGCTCAATGGACTATGTATGAGTGTAGTACATCAATGTTATTTAAGTATAGAAACAAATCTGTCTCAACTAAGAACAGTGAGAACAGCAACCCTATTAGTTACCAAGACTTACAATATCTTAGAGACGAATGGAAGAATAAAGCAGAAGAAAGAGAAGCTAGGTTAATAAACTACTTATGTGAAAATGACAATCTATTCCCTAAATACAAAGAGAATAGCGATGACTTACACCCTAGAAAGACAGCCTACCAAACTAGCTTTTACTTAGGTCGTGGAAGTAGAACTAATTCTTGGAGGGAAGAGTACAGAAATAGCGAGAAATGATTTTAACCTATAATCAAATATTAAAAGAGTTTAAGACTTTTGCTACTAACCATAAGCAAATACAGAATTTTGGTAATGGTGATCTATGGGAAATAGTAGAACATAACCAACTAGCAGACTTTAACTATCCACTATTTTGGGTAGCTGATCAACCAGCTAATTTAGGTGATGGAACTTTCACTTGGAATTTTAATGTTATGGCTATGGACTTAGTAAACAAAGACGAGTCTAATGAGAATGATGTTAAATCTGATATGTGCCAAGTGCTGTTGGATTGTGTTTCTTACTTTGAGCAAAAGACAGCGACTAGCAATAACGTAGATTGGTTAAAAGTTAATTTAGTTAGGTCAGGAACTTTGACTAGCTTTACAGAAAGATTTGAAGATGAGTTGACAGGATGGGGAATGAATATAGGATTCAGACTTCCATTTAGTTATAATAATTGTGATTTACCAATAGATTAAAGATGGCGATATTTTACAACCCAAATAAGAAAAAAGGTTTATTTTTTATGCCATCTGGTGCGACTGGTGGGGAAAGACTATCTATTGAATATAGTGCAGCTAGATTCTGTGAAAATGGTGTCGATCCTATTGCTGGAATAACTGGAGAAACTGGTGGAACTTTTTCTAGTACTACAGGCCTAGTTTTTATTTCTACATCTACTGGACAAGTAGACTTATCTGCTTCAACTATTGGAACTTATATTGTTACCTATACAGCTCCAAGCTCTGAGACTGCTACTACTTCTATTTCTATAGATTCTATCCCTGTTGTTTCTGCTGGTGCTGATGTTGCTATTTGTAATGGTGAAAACACTATCCTAACTGCAACAGGTGCTACTACTTATTCTTGGTCTACAGGACAAACAGGTGCTAGTATTACTGTTGATCCTACAACTGACACAACTTATACAGTAACTGGATTTAACGGAGCTTGTTCCGATACTGACTCTGTAGATGTTACAGTCTACGCTTTACCTACTGTTAGTATAACAGGGACTCTAACTTATTGTGCTGGTGCTTCTACTACTTTAGATGCTGGAAGTTTTGTTTCTTATCTATGGTCTAATGGTGAAACAACTCAAACTATTAGTGCAACTGCTGGAAATTATACCGTAACAGTAACAGATTCTAACGGTTGTTCTAACACATCTGCACAAGTAACGGTAACAGAATTAGCACTACCTACTGTAGCTATTAGCGGAACTCTTTCTTATTGTGTTGGTTCTAATACTACATTAACTGCTACTGCTGGATTAAGTAGTTATTTATGGTCAAGTGGTGAAACTACTCAAAGCATAACCGCAACCGCTGGAAGTTATACTGTTACTGGAACAGATGTTAATGGTTGTTCTACTACTTCATCAAGTGTAACAGTTACAGAAACACCTTTAGACAATGCTGCTTTTGCTTATTCTGCGAGTAGTTATGAACCAACAGATTCAGACCCAACACCAACTATAACAGGTTTAACTGGTGGAACGTTTAGCGGAACTACTGGTTTAGTAATTAATTCAACTACTGGTGAAATAGATTTAAGTGCTTCTACTGTTGCGAGTCATACTATTACTTATGATACTACTTCAAGTGGTTCAAGTGTTTGTCCAAATACATCTACACAAACAGTAGATATTGCTTTGGCTGGTATTGCTAATAATTACAGTATGAATTTTGATTCTGCGAGTTCAGATTATTTACAAGTTCCTAATACTACAGATTTTGATTTTGGAACAGGAGATTTTACTTGGTCATTATGGATAAATTATGAAACACACGTTAATTATTCAGGTTTATTAGTTACTGGAACTTCCAATAGTGAATATAGATTAAAATTCCAAACATCTGGTCAAATATTATATATGCAAAATGCTGATGGAGATTCTCAAGTAGCTGATTTAGGAACTAATATTACTGGCACAGGATGGCATCATTTATGTCTTGTAAGAAGTTCTGGAACAATTACTACTTATTTAGATGGTTCTGCTGTTGACACAGATTCAAGAACGGGCAATGTTAACTCTAATGGTAATGATTTATTAATTGGAAGAAATGGAAGTAGTTATTTTAATGGCTTAATAGACGAAGTAGGAATTTGGAACACAGCTCTAACATCTACACAAGTAGAAAGCATTTACGATGCAACAGGAACTAATTTAACTAAAGACTTAACCACAGTATCAGGTTCAAACCTAATATACTGGAATAGAATGGGAGATTAATTAAGAATATGAGTACACAGTTTACAAATAGACAATGGCGTTTGCCTAACAATGAGAATAAAGACAAGCAGAGTAACTATTCTATGGACTTTGATGGGAGTAGTCAGTATATACAATTAAATTCAAGTGTTTTATTACCTAATCAACATACAATTTCTACTTGGATTAAGTCAGACGATTTAACAAGTAGTGGGGTTGGTTATCTATTTACTACAGAAGGAACAATTAAAGGGATTGGATTAGATGAAGGAAGCGGCCCGTCTGGAGCTGGTAAATTTTATTATTGGAATGGTAGCGTTAATATAATTAGCACAACAGCTATAACTGTAAATAATTGGCATCATATAGTTTTTGTTTTTGATAGTACAGCTAATGAAATTAAATTTTATTTAGATGGTAATTTAGATAAAACTACAACTGTTTCAATTGGCACAGCAGGTAATATCAAAACAATAGGAAGTTATGCTGGATCTTTACACTATTTAAACGGCAAACTTGACGCTTTTTCCATTTATAACTACGCTCTTTCTTCAAGCCAAATAACAACTCTTTATGGTTCAAGCTCTACTGGTATAGGAAACCCGATGTCGCTAAGTCCAAAACCAGTATTTTACGCACCTTTAGGAGACCAAGATTCTTTTAACGGAGCAGAATATTTAGTGCCTAATAGTTCTTTGAAAGATTATGTTTTTGATTTTATACCTAATGACTATATAGATTGTGGTAATGATTCAAGTTTACAAATAACTGGTGATTTAAGTATTTCTGCTTGGTTTAAAATAGATAATTCAAGTTCAAATAGTTATTTTAATATTATTACTAAATGGATCTCAGGTGATTCTGCTTGGAGTTCATACGTTACAAAATCTACGGGAATACTTTCTTTTTGGATATCAACTAACGGAAGTAGCCAAAGTCAAATTAATTCTACAACCAATGTAAATGATGGTAATTGGCATCATTTTCTTGGGATAAACGATGGCACTAACATTAAGCTATATATAGATGGAAATCTTGAAGACACAGGAACAGGTGGAACTATATATAATTCAACTCAAAATGTTTTAATAGGCAAGACAAATCAAAATAGTTTTTTATTTAGTGGTGAACTTTCAAATGTTCAAATATTCAACACAGCATTAACAGATGGAACAGGCGGAACAGTAAACCAAATAGAAACTCTTTACAATAATGGTTCTCCTCTTACTTCAATGTCAGGATTTACTTCTTTACAAGGTTGGTGGAAATTAGATGCCTCTGCTACTTATGATGGTTCTAACTGGACGATTGAAGACTCAAGTTCTAATTCAAACGATGGCACAAGCTCAGGAATGACACAAGCCAATTTAGTACAAAGTGATTTAAGTTTTACAAGTGGTTATTCACCGTATGCACTTTCATTTGATGGAGCAAATGATTATATAGATTGTGGTAATGATAGTAGTTTACAAATTACTGGAGATTTAACTTTGTCTGCTTGGGTTAATATAGGAACTTCAACTTCTATAATGAGGCTTATTAATAAAGATAATGGAAGTAATAGGGCTTGGATAATGTTAATTGTAAGTGGAAAAATTAGATTCACAAGATTTTATACAGCATCAAGTTTATATTATATGGATAGTAGCATAAGCGTGAATGATTCTAACTGGCATCACATAGCGTGTGTAAATGATTCTACAGGAACTGCAAAAATTTATATTGATGGCGTAGAAGATACAGCATCAACAGGAACAAATACAGGGACAGTTTTGCATAATGCTTCTGTTACTTTAAAACTTGGCGGCGATTTTTATAGTCAATATCTAAATGGCTCTCTTTCAAATGTATCAATCTGGAACGCAGCTTTAACATCTGCACAAGTAACAGAAATTTATAACGAAGGTGTACCATCTAACCTAAACAACCATAGTGCCTATTCAAACTTAGTAAGCTGGTGGCAGTTAGGAAGTAATAGTTCTTTTAATACTAACTGGACAGTATTAGATGAAAAAGGTAGTAACAATGGAACTTCAAGTAATATGACTGAGAATGATATAGTAGATGGTGTTGGTAGTTATGCCAATGGATTGAGTTCTGGAATGGGTGGCGATGAAGTTATAGGAGATGCACCTTACAGCAGTAGCAATTCTCTTAGTGTAAATATGGACGTACTTGACAGAACAGAAGACACACCAAGTTAATAATATTAAATAAATAAAAATGAATAATAGAACATACATAATTTGTGATTTATCAGACAGCAACCTTGTGTTATTTTCACAAGTAAACCAAAGCTCTGCTCAATCTGTAAGAAGGAATTTAGCTAATACTGAAATGGTTTTAAGTTACCAAGTTGAACCAAGTTTTATAACTGATGGAACTTTAACACCTTTAGGAGTATACACTCACGAAGAAATTTTAGTAATTTTAGCTGGTAGCGATTGGAGTTTACCAATGCCAGAATAATGAATTGTTTAAAAAGTATTAAGATGGATGACCACAGTATATTGATGGCTGTAACTGCTTTAATATCTGCAATAGGATTAAAAGAGGTTTGGAGTATATGGAAAAAGAAAATTGACATAACTGCTCAGAAAGATGAAAGAGAAGATAATTTATATGCGCAACAAGTTGCGGTTCTTAGTAATAAGATACAACAGCTTGAAACAAAAATAGAGTTGTTAATTGAGGAAAATATACAGTTAAGGGTTAAGGTTGTGAAGATGGAAGCACGTTTAATCAATAGTGCTAAGAAAAAAGTAAATAAAAGAAATAGTGAAACTAAGTAAGAATCTTAGTCTTTCAGAAATGACTAAAAGCCGAACAGCTTCTAGGTTAGGAATAGACAACAGTCCAACACCTGACCACTTTAAAAATATGCAAGTCTTAGCGAATAAGATATTTCAACCTATTAGAGATTATTTTGGTGTATCTTTTAGCGTGTCTAGTGGCTATAGATCAGAGGCTTTAAATAAAGCAATCGGAGGGAGTACTAAGTCTCAGCATTGTAAAGGTCAAGCGATAGACATAGACAGAGACTATAGACATGATCCAAACAACGCTCAAGTATTTCATTATATAAAAGACAATTTAGAATTTGACCAATTAATTTGGGAATTTGGCACACAAGAAAAACCTAATTGGGTTCACGTTAGTTATAACACAGACGGAAAACAAAGGGGACAAATATTAGTAGCATATAAAGACGCTAATAATAGAACTAAGTACAAGCCTTATGAATAAATTAAAAGATACTAAAGTAGGCAAACTATTAAAAGAAAAAGCACCACAAGTTTTAGCTTTAGCTGGAAACTTACTACCAGATAAGGGCTTACTAGGAATAGTGAAAAACTTAGTTCAAGACGATAAAACACTAACTTCAGAAGAGAAAACCCAACTACATAAAGAACTTGTTGACTTATACGAATTAGAAGTAGCAGACAGAGACTCAGCTAGAAAAAGGGAAATAGAAATGGCTAAAGCTGGTGCTAGTAATTTTATGATGAATTTGACAGGTGTTATAGGTTTAATGTGTTTTGTTTTTATATTGTATTCAGTTGTTTATATTCCTACAGTTTCTGACAATGATTTATTTGTTCATTTAATGGGTATGATAGAGGGAGTAGTAATTGGAAATATATTTGCTTTTTACTATGGCACTAGTTCCAAAAAGTAATTAATAAATAATTTTTATTATATTTACGAAAACCAACACTAAACAATTTTGAAACATTGGAAAAAAAGGTCTAAGACTGAAGGCAATCCAAAATATAGACTTAAGCCAGATGAGGCAGAAGTAATATACCAATATAGAAGAGTTAAAGAGGAAGCAGAAAAAGAAGGTTTAGACGCTGAGACTGTTCATTCTGGATGGATTAAAAACAAAAACGCTAGTTTATATTTTAAACAACCTAAACCACAAGAAAAAGACTTTAAAAAACTAGCTAAAGAAGTTATAGAAGAGGCTAAAGAATATTCCCCTAAATACCCTAAACTAAACTATAAGAAATATACTGACGGACATTTGTTGTTTATGTGTCCTAGTGATTTGCATATAGGAAAACTCTGTAGGTCTTTTGTTAGTGGTGAAGAGTATAACGACCAAATCGTAGTTAGTAGAGCTTTAGAGGGTGTTAGAGGGTGTCTAGCAAAGTCTCAAGGGTTTAATATAGATAAGACTATTTTATTGCTTTCTGGTGACTTATTGCACGTTGACAATTTTAATATGACTACTACTGGAGGGACTAAACAAGATAGTACAGGATTGTTGAGCGATCATTTTCTTATTGCAAAAAGGTTAATGGTTGAGATAATAGAAATGTTATTACAAGTTTCTAAGGTTCATGTAATGTTCACTCCTGGTAATCACGACAATACTGTGGGTTGGATGGTTGCTGAGTTATTAGCTGCATGGTTTAGACATAATAAAGATGTTACTTTTGATGTAAGTTTACAAATGCGTAAATACTACAAGTACAAAAACAACTTAATATCTTCTTGTCATGGTCATAAAATCAAGGCTGACACATTACCAATGATAGTAGCTGACGAATGTCCAGACTGGTCTAGTACTAAATATAGATATATGTTTACTCAACACATACATCATAAAATTAGTAAACAATATCCAGGCCTCTGGGTAGAGTCTCTCATGTCTCCTAGCGAGGCTGACACATGGCATCATACCTCTGGTTATCAAAGTTCTAATAACAAGGCAATAGAGTCTTTTTTATTTAGTGAATTTGGTCAAGTTGCTAGAATAACACATCTATTTTAACAATCCTTTGTTAATAAAGTTTTCTTAATTTATATTTATATTTATAAATATATTTATATATTTGACTAAATTATAAAATTAAAATATGTCAGATTTAAAATATACTATGCGAACATTTTATGTTCCAGCAGATAAATTAGAAACTCTAGTAAAGTTTCAAAACAAATGCAAAGAGCTAGGACATAAGTCTTATTCTAAGGTGTTACTAAAACTTATGGAGGAGTTTAACGATGGATAAGTATCAGTTCTACTACAGGCAGCGGCAAGAGTGGGACTATTGGCAAGCCAACGAAAGACATAACTTTTTAAGTGATAGACTACTAGGTGTTTTGTCACAAGCTAGATGGAATAGAGATATTCTTAAAACATTAAAACTTAATGACAATGACTTAGAAATCCATCAAAATAGATTTAGTCAAATGATAACACAAGTAGTTAAAATTTCTTTAGAATTAAAAGATTTATCTATTAACTACAATCCAAAGAGGATTAAAAACATAATTATAATACTAACTAAAATTAAAAATTACAATAATGAATAAATTAAAGACAGTCGACATAAAGGGTAAAGCCTACGTAACAGTAAACGAAAGAATCAAATATTTTAGAGAAAAGTTTACAGGTTATTCAATGACCTCAGAAATTACACACATTAACGACAATGGTGTAATAATTAAAACTACTATAAAAAATGACGCTGGAATAGATGTAGCATCAGGACACGCACACGAAAAGCAGAACTCAACTTTTATAAACAAAACTTCTTTTATAGAAAATTGTGAAACAAGTAGCTGGGGTAGATGTTTAGCCAACTTTGGAATAGGAGTTGACGCTAATGTAGCTAGTGCAGACGAAGTAGCTAACGCAATTAAAAACCAATAACATGAAAGAATTTAAAATAAGATGTTCAGCTATTGGTAAGATAATGACCAACGCTAGAAGTAAAACAGAAACACTTTCTAAAACTACTATAAGTTATTTAGAGGAATGGACTAAAGAACAAATTTATAGTCGTAGAAAAGAGATATTTAGCAAATACTTAGATAAGGGAAACGCTGTAGAAGTAGACTCTTTAGACTTTATTAAAACACATTTAAACTACAAACAACTAGAAAAGAATGAGGAGTCTTTTGAAAATGATTTTTTAACTGGTACGCCAGACGCTATTTTAGATGACCATATTATAGATGTAAAAAACAGTTGGGATTGTTTTAGTTTTCCTTTATTTTTTAACTCGATTCCTAATAAAGACTACTACTATCAGGCTCAAGGTTACATGGCATTAACTGGAATTGATAGATATAAGTTAATTTACACACTAATGGACACTCCAGAAGATTTAATTCAAAGAGAATACTTTGGAGATCAAAGCACTGATTTAGTAGAGTTTGCTAGTAAATACAAATATTCTGACATAGAACCACAGTATAGAATAAAAGTATTTGACATTTATAGAAATGATGAGGATATTGAAAACATTTACAATAGAGTTGATGAGTGTAGACAGTATATTAACTCATTAAGATTAGACTTAAACTTTTAATTTATGAAAAAATTAGTTATAATTGGGGGCTTAAGTTTGATGACTGCTGGCACTACTAGTATAGTCTGGCACAAACAAAACTTAAATTTAAACCCTAATACATTCGCAATAGCTACAGGGGGGTTCTTTGTGGCAATAGGTATAACATATAAATTTTAACTTATGAAATATAAAAACACTGATTATATAGAAAGAGTAACTGAATTTTGTGACAATGTATTTTGGACAACAAAAACTAAAATTAGATATGATTTTTTAAAAGTAATGCCTGTATATAAATGGCAGTATTGTCATGAGCTTTTAGTAAAACAAAAAGGCAATTATTGTGACGGATGTTTTCATGAATTTTTAAAAGAGTTTCAGTTTTATGGAATTAATACACAAGAAATATTAAAATTAAATTGTTTAGATAATCAACAAAAAAACAAACTAATAAAATTAATCGAAAGACTAAAAAAAGAAAGTGAAAAGTCAGATTCTGAAACATGGTTGGTATAAAAATAATAAATAATAAAATTTATGATAATAACTAAAGAACACCAAGAAGCATTAGTAATAAAATACTTTAAAGAAAATAAATCTAGCAAACAATCTATAGGCTTTATAGATGGAATGAATAAAATACTAGAACTTATTGAAAACAATAAAACAGATAAGACAGAATTAGACAGGCTTTTAGCTGAAGATTTTTCTAATTTTTTATATGAAGTAATTGAAGATTTTACAAACAAATAAATAAAAACAAATAACAATGGAAAAAAAACCGACAATTTACTGCGGTGGTGGTAAAAAAATGAATGATAACTGGATGACTGTTACTGTTCACATAGATAAAATAAAAGAGCACGTTTTCGATTATAAAGGAAACAAGTACTTAAAATTAAATATAAACCTTAAAGATCAGCCTGACCAATTTGGAAAAGATGTTTCTTTAAGTGTTAATACTTACAACCCAGAAGATCAAAAAGAAGCAGCACCAGTAGCACAAGTTTCTGAGAGTTCTGATGACTTACCCTTTTAAGTATTATGAAAGAATCAAAAGTCTTGAAAGCATTGGGTTTAACTTCGTTAGATATACAAAATATGTTAATGAGCGGGGTGTCAATGCCAGAAATTGCAAAGAGGTATAATATAAGTTATCTTTCTTTAGTACAGGCATATAAAATCCAAAAAAAAGATTTCAAGTATATTGATTTTGCACAACCTAAAAAAGAAGTGGAGGACATTCAAAAGGTGTCCTTCACCTTTGACAAACTATATACAGAGGAATCACTAAACGAGAACGAGATACTCGCTTATTATAAATACGAACAAAAACATAAAGCATATTATGAGTAAAGAACTCCCTTATTTTAAAGCCTTTCCTAGTCAATGGCTAGGGGGTGACATAATGTATTTATCTAAAGAAGATAAAGGTTCTTTTATAGATGCCTGTTTTCACTATTGGAACAAAGATTGTAAAATGACTTACACTAAAATGTCTAGACGAATTGGAAAAGAGTCTTTAGATATATTGATAGACGAGAGCATGATTGAAAAAAAGGACAACCAAATTAAAATAAAATTTTTAGATAAACAATACAAAGAACGAAAAGAGCAATATTTAAAAAGAGTTGATGCAGCTAAAAAGTCTAAGAAAAAAACTACTTTTAGTGATCCAATACACAAAAACACAGACTCTCTAAACAAATTTTTAAGCACTATAAATGGCAATACTAAGTAAGGGTTACGGTTTAGAATACGCAATCAAATATAAGAACGGAGAAATTAAGAAAGGGCTAGGAATAGGGTGTCCAATTACTGATAAGTTTGTGAGGTTTAAACCTGGACAAATGGTTGTAGTAAGTGGCTTTCCAAATGTAGGTAAAACATATTTTTTTATTTGGTATTTACTTTGTCACGCTATCAATAATGATTTAAAATGGTGTGTGTGGAGTGGAGAGAACTCACCAGAGCTATTAAAAATTAGTATGATCCAAATGTTAACAGGTCAAAAGGTTGAGGAGCTTTCTGAGTCTGAAATAAAAAAACAGATTGAAATAATAGACACTTATTTTAAGTTTGTAGATAATAGAAAGCTATATACTGCTGGAGATTTATTAAACATATTTGCTAAAGAAAATGTTGACGGTTGTTTAATTGATCCCTATACTGGTTTAAATATTGAAAGAGGTGGTAAACTTGGGCAGTTTGACAGAAACTATTTATTTTGCAATAACGTTAGAGAGTTCTGTAACAAGACAGGAAAGACTATTTATATTAATACGCACCCAATAAGTGAAGCAGCTAGAAGAGTTTACAAGCCTGGCCATCCTTTAGAGGGCTATGTTCAACCTCCTAAGGCTAGTGATATTGAGGGAGGCATGGGTTTTATAAACAGAGCAGACGATGTGTTTGCTATTCATAGACTCGGAAACCATCCAGACTTTAAAACAATGACAGAGCTGCACGTACAAAAAGTAAAAAATGTAATGACTGGCGGTGAACTTACAACACTAGACGAGCCTTTAAGATTTAATTTCTATAATGGCTATTATACAATCGGAGGAAATAACCCACTAAAACACATACAAAATGGATGAATTAGACGTAATGTTAAGAAAAAATAAGCTAGATATAATGATTATAAAAGCTAGTGCAGATATTGAAAAAAATAATAACCCAGCAAAAAAAGAAGGGTTAGAAGTTTTAGTAGATATTTTGTCTTTAATACATGACTTACAGCATGAAATTAGAGAGAACTATAGATCAATAGCTAAATTAAAATATGAAAACGCTGTAGCATATAAAGAAAATGCTATTTTAAAAACAGATTTTTCAACGTATAAACACAACTTAAAACAAACAGAATTAAAATCAACAGAAAATGGATAAAATTTATTTTACTATATTAGCATCACACATAGTCAGTTTTTTAACAGGCTGTTTATTTACTTTTTTAATAGAAAAAATATTTATCAAGGAATGAAAAAGAGAGCTTTAAATGAATACAGACAAACAAAGGACACAGACTATAAGCACCCTTATAGCCCTACTGATCGTAATATTAACTTATTGTGTAGGATTTATCCTAATGACGCTGAACTGGGCAAAATAATAAGAAAACATTTTCAAATATTATGAAGATATTAAATTTATATTCAGGCATCGGTGGTAACAGAACTCTTTGGGGAGATGAACACGATATAACTGCAATAGAAATTAATTCTGATATAGCGTCTGAATACAAGTACAAGTTTCCGAATGACAAAGTTATACAAACAGATAGCCATCAATTTTTACTACACAATTATAAAAACTATGACCTTGTGTGGAGCTCACCTCCTTGCCCAAGCCACTCAAGACTTTGCTATTCGCAAAAAGAAAAAAAATATGCTGAAATGAGTTTATATCAACAAATAATATTATTGAAAAGTTGGGGTAAAGGACTTTGGGCGATAGAAAATGTAGTTCCTTATTATGATTATTTAATTAAACCAAATGCAATGATTGGAAGACATCCATATTGGTCAAACTTTAAGATTGACCCTCTAGAGGTTAAAAATATAGATGTAAGTAGAAGTAGTAAGGAGGAATTAAGCGAGTATTTAGGTATGCCTATACCAAGGATAAATGGTCATCTATTATTAAGAAATAGCGTTGAGCCAAAAGTTGGTAAGCATATATTAGATTGTGCTTTAGATTACTATAATAAAACTAATGTAAACCAAACAGAATTATTTTAAAACAAAAACAATGAAAATATTAAATTTATATGCTTGTTTAGGTGGTAACCGATACAAGTGGGATGAGGTAAAAGAAGACATTGAAGTTACAGCGGTTGAGTTAGATCCAGAATGTGCAAGATTATATCAAGAAAGGTTTCCAAATGATAAAGTAATAGTAGCAGATGCGCACCAATATTTATTAGACCATTACAAAGATTTTGATTTTATTTGGAGTTCACCACCTTGTCCAACACATAGTAGATTAGTACAAAGCAATAAAAATAAAATTAAAATGAAGTATCCTGATATGAAACTTTATGAAGAAATATTATTTTTAAAACACTTATATAATGGTAAATATGTAGTTGAAAATGTAATTCCTTATTATGAACCATTAATTCCTGCACAAAAAAGACACAGGCATTTATATTGGACTAATTTTAATTTACCTAACATTTTAACTAATAGAGAAGTAAGAATTTCAACAGGAACAAAGGAAGTTCAAAACTTATGTAAGTTTCACGATTTTGACTTTTATAAATACAAAGGTAAACAACCAACTAATAAAATGGCAAGAAACTTAGTAGACTATGAAGCTGGTAGAACAATACTAGAAACAGCAGTAGGAATAACAAGAAAACAAAATGTAAACCAAACAACTATATTTGATGAATGCTAATCAGAAAGGAAAACGTTTTGAAAGAGACGTGGCCAAACAACTAAATAAAAAGTTTAATACTAATGTAAGACGTACTCCAATGAGTGGCGGAATGAGTATTAAAGGCGATATTATAGACATTAACCCAGACTCTATTTTATTTGATTATCACTGGGAATGTAAGAACCAAGAAAAGTTAAACATCTGGAAAGCCTTAGAACAGGCTAGAAGTGATAGACCAATGGGGAAAACTCCTGTTGTAGTGTTTACTAAGAATTTTGAAAAAGATTACGCCTGTTTAGAATTTAAGGACTTTATGAATTTACTATTAACCATACAACAACTACAAGATGAAATCAACACTAAACCGAATAGCGGAAATAGTTAAGGAATACAAACAAACTGACGTACTAGATGGCAATAACCTTAACAAACAGCTAAAAGAATTGACTGCCTACTTATACCATATAGAAACTAAAAGAACTAAAGCACATCAAGACTATGAGAGAATAATACATAATAGAGTTAAAGAAGGTTTTTCTGTAGCTAGAGCAACTAATGAAGCTAATGTAGAAGTCCCTGAAATGTATCAGCTTAGAAGATTATTAGAGTCTGGATATAGAGTAGTTGACGCAATGAGAACTAACATAAGTTTTCTTAAGTCTGAAATGTACAACATAACTAAGGAGTATTAATGAATAGAAAGCTAATTAAAAAAATAGAAAACTTTATATTTTGGATAGGTAGGGAATACAATGTAGTCAATTTAGAAGATTTTAAACAAGATATTTTTATCATACTACTTAACAAGGGAGAAGATTTTATTTTAAGATTAGAAGCAGAAAACAGTATTAAAAAATATGTTTATAAACTTTGCCTCTATCAAATAATTAGCGAGCGTGGGCAATACAGAACAAAATACTATATACCTAGCCACTTTAGTAGTATAGAAGATATAGAAACTTATTCTAATAGCTGTTTTAAGGATCATGTTTTACAAGACTTAATAGACTCTCTAGATGGCTTAGATAAAATAATGATGGAACAATTATTAATTTGTAGTGGAAATAGAAACTGTTTAGCTGAGAAAAGCGACATTCACCGTAATACAATACAATATAAGTTCAAAGAATTAGCAAATAAAATAAAACAAAAATGGACATTAAATGAATTCTATAGTTAACATATTACTAATAATTACCATAGCTACAACGTGGGTTGACTATGCTAGACCTTTGATTGATAAATGGGACTACAAGCCCTTTAACTGTAGCTTTTGTATTAGCTTCTGGTTATCCTTAATTTATTTTTTAATAACTTTAAACCCAATAATATTAATAACACCGCTAATTTTACGTATAATTGAAAGAAGATTATTATGACAATAGAAGAAACAATCAAATTTTATAACACCTCTCAAGCCTTTCCTGGTTCTGTAGATATATCTTTTTTAAGAAACAACTTAGAACCTATATTAAAAGAAATACATCCAGACATGAAAGTAAGTTGGGCTTGTAATAGTTGCGTTAAAAGTCAAATGCAAATCTTATTTAATTGGCTAACTGAAAAAGAAGCTAAAGAAGTTAAACAAGTAAAAAAGAAAAAGAATGTTAGACGAAAACGAGTCAATAAAAAATGACTTTAGCTATGGCTATTATATAGACGAAGAGGGTTTGTACTTCTATTCTGAAATGAATGGAGAGACTTATCAATGTTTTGATATTAATGGAGTGGCCTCGACAACGTTTAACTTTGAAACAGATTATAGAATATTAGAGCTGGCATATATACAAGAAGAAAATGATTTTGGAGAAAACTAAAAAAGAAATGTTAAAAAGAAGATTAACATATAATGACAAAAGAGTATATATAAAATCCTTAGGTAGTAATATAGCTATTGTAAGCCATACGGAAGAGGGTAATTATAAACAGTTTAAAGTTAATATTGAGGACTTAGTAGACTTTAAATGAAACTAACACCTAAAGAAATAAAAAAGCAAAAGGCTTTATTCGGTAGTAAGGCTGTAAATTACTTTGTTAGGTTTATGGAAGCTAGAAGAAAATGGAGGAGACTACCTGACTCATTTATAAAACAAGTCATTGAGAATAGTGAGAAACTATGAAAACAGAATATCTAATAAAAAAAATAGCTGAGGAAGTTACAGAACTACTACTACAAAAGAATGCTGACTATGGAGACACAGCTAATAATCCAATAGCTATATTTAGCAAGCTAGATTCAATAGAGGCTATTAGTGCTAGAATAGATGACAAACTATCTAGAATTAAAAACAAAGGCATAAACGATAAAACAGAAGACACAGTAACAGACTTAATAGGTTATCTAATATTATTAAAAGTTTCACTAAGACAAAAGAATGAGTAAGCTAACACCTAAACAAAGTAAATTCGCTGAGGAGTATGTTAATACTGGCAATGCTTCAGAGGCTTATAGGCGGGCTTATGATGTTGGTCAAGACACTAAGTTAGAGACTATAGCAACTAAGGCTAGTCACCTCTTAGCTCAGTACAATATAAGTACAAGGGTGCAAGAATTGAAAACAAAAGAAGCAGAAGCCTTTCAAATAACTAGAAAAGAAGTAGCTGAGGGATATTTTAAAATGATTAAATCTTGGGAGTATCTAATGGACCTAGCAGCAAAAGAAAACCTCTCTAAAGAGCAGAAAGCTAAATTCTATTTACTTAAAGAAATGGTCAAGGGTTCTGACTATCGTGGTGCTTATGATTCAATAGCTAAAATGTTTGGACTAAACGCACCAGAAAAACAGGAGATAGAATCCACAGTCAATAATATTAACATCAATATAAAGCGTGGAAGCGACTGAAATATTCGAGCGTAACTATGACAGTGACTCTAAGATAGTAATAAATAGAGGAGGGACTAGAAGCTCTAAAACCTGGTCTTTAAACCAATTATGTGCATTATGGTTAATTAGTGGTAACTATGGTACTGATAAGTATTGTCATGAGGGTGTCTGGACTACTGTAAGAAAATATAGAACTAATTTAGATGGAACTGTAATTAGAGACTTTGAGGACATTCTAAAGGCTGAAGGTTGGTATTCTGGAGTAGATCACAATAAGACTAAAAAACAGTATAGATATGGTAAAAGGTTAGTTGAGTTTATTGGTGCTGATGACGAACAAAAGCTAAGAGGTGCTAAAAGAAATATATTATATTGTAATGAAGCTAATGAGTTAGAATACAAACAGGAGTTCTTTCAGTTACTAATGAGAACCGAGAACAAGATATTCTTAGATTTTAACCCAGACGATGAGCAAATATGGATTAACCAGGAGCTAGAAATAAAGCGTTCTAAGGAAGTCGGAGACGTTGAGGTAATAGTAAGCAACTATAAGAATAATGCGTTTCTACCTAAGTCACTAATTAAAGAAATAGAATATCTACAACAAACAGACAAAGAGTTCTGGAAGATATACGGTCTTGGTGAGTATGGAAATATAAGTGGTTTAATATACGAGAATGTCAAGTATGTTGATAGTATGCCAGATTGTAAGTTAGTGGCACATGGATTAGATTTTGGCTATTCAATAGATAGTTGTGCAGCTTTGTCAGTTTACCGTAAAGATGACGAACTATATTTAAAAGAGTTAATCTATGAAAGAGAATTAACTAACCATGACATAGCAGAAAAGCTAATTCCTATTATTGGCAGAGAAGAGTTAATTTGTGATAGTGCAGAACCTAAGTCAATTGAGGAACTATATAGACTAGGACTAAACGCTAAACCAGCTACAAAAGGTAGAGACAGTATTCTAAACGGAATAGATATATTAAAACGATATAAAATAAATGTTGTGAATAGTAGCAACCTTAGAAGAGAGTTTAGGATGTATAAATGGGCAACAGATAAAAACGGAAATAGTCTACAAAAACCTATCGGACAGGATCACTTAATGGATGCTTTGAGATACGTGGCATTAATACATTTAAAAGAAAATAATCGAGGATGGTATGCAATAAGATAAAATTATACAAAGGTGATTGCTTAATTGAAAGTGATAAAATTGAAAGTGGTAGTGTTGATTTAATATTGACTGATTTACCTTATGGAAATATGAATACTGATGGTGGTAGAAAACTTGGTATTAATGGTTGGGATTTATCAATAGAACCTAAAAAGGTTTATGAGATTGCAAACCGAATATTAAGAAAGAACGGTAAAATGATTTTATTTAGTCAAGAACCTTACACAACTAAATTAATAACGGAAGCAATACCAAACATACCCTTTAATTATAGAGCCACTTGGGAAAAGGATAATTTTGCAGTCGCTTTAGGTGTTAAAGTAAATATGGTAAGTTTTACTGAAGATATACTTGTATTTAGCAAAATGCATCAAAAACACGACTTTGAAGGAAAGCACCCACTAAGAGAATACTTTAAAATATTAATGGATTACATAGGCTTAAACCTAAAACAAATAAATACAAAATTAGGACATAGACGAGCTGAGCATACATTTTACATAAACAGCACACAATACAGCTTGTGTACTGAAAAAACTTATTTAGAATTGATTGAGGTGTTTAAAATTGACAAGGTAAATAAGTTTAAAGAGTTTGCAGAATTAAAGCAAATAGACACCGAATATAGAACGGATTTGCTAAAACAAATGAATGAGCAATACCCAAGCACATTTAATTTATGGGAAGGAAATAAATATAAAAGCAATATTTTAAAATACAAAAAGGACTATGACGGACACCACCCAACTCAAAAACCAATTTTATTATTAGAAGATTTAATTAAAACATTTAGCAATGAAAATGATTTAGTAGTAGATTTTACAATGGGTAGCGGTTCAACTGGTGTAGCTTGTAAGAATACAAATAGAAACTTTATTGGCATAGAACAAGACGAGAATTATTTTAACATAGCTGAACAAAGAATAAAAGAAACAGAATATAAATTATTTTAATTTACTATATTTGATTAAGCAAAATTTTTGCATAAATTTTGTTTTGGGAATTGGGGTAGTCGGCGAAAGAGCGTTACCCCTTTTTATTTATAGAGGAAAATAGACCAAATGCTGAGCAAATGCTAAGCAAATGCTGAGCAAATGGGGTTCTATAAGATAAGATAAGATATTTATCTTATTATTAATTTATACTATTTCATAAACTAGCTAATGTTAAATATTAGTTTTAAGACACTATAAATAGTTAATCTATATAAATACACGTAAAAAGTATTTAAGTTTCTTAGAATTGATTTAAACACTATCCTCAGCCATTGTGAGTTATTATTTTAGTTGGTGTTTAGTTGTTTAGTATTTTAGTTTAAATTATTTATTTTAGTGTTTTGTTATAATTAATAAATTTGTTATATATACAACTATGGAAATTACAATACCAACAAAGTGGTCAGATGTTACAATAGGAAACTATATTAATCTAAGACCAGTATTAAACTCCAAACTAAACCCTATAGAAAGAGTAGTCAACATTCTAGCAGTCTTAACAGGACAGAAAAGAGATGTAATAAAGAATATTAGTTTAAAACAGTATAAGTCCATAAAAGAGAAAATGAGTTTCTTAGATACTGAATTACCTAATAAACTAAAAGACAAAAGATTTAAGATTGGTGGTCAATGGTATGAGTTTAAAATAGATGCTAAGAAATTGTTATTTGGTGAATACATTAACAGTATGGAAATACTACAAAACGCTAAAGACGATGAGGATGCTATATTCAATAACTTACATCACATTTTAACTACTATTTGTAGACCAGTTAAAAGAACTTTATTTGGTTGGAAACATATTAAAGTAGACAGTGAGATACTTAGAAAGACAGCAGATAACTTTCTAAATAATATGCCAATAACAATAGCTTATCCAATAGGTGTTTTTTTTTACACTCACTCGGAGGACTTAACAAAAGCTATAAAAACTTGTTTGATGGAGGAAGCAAAGAAGATGACGAAAGAGGCCAAACAGGAACTGGATTTGGTAAACGATGGGGATGGTGGCACACCTTAGACAATTTGACTAATAGTAGGATTGACAAATGGGATGAGATACTAAATTGGGATATAACAAAGGCTTTA